ATCCAGGTATATTAGCAAACTTAAATCCACCTGCTCCAAATCCCCCACCTAAAGCATAACCACCTAACCCTATTAAAGCTGCTTTACCTATTGGCGACTTAACTATTTTCTTGATTGGCCTAGTAATCTTTTTTACGAGACTCCCTAATCCATATAATTGTCTTGGTTCTTGCATTCTTGAAATTGCCATAATCTTCTAAAATATCCTATTTTTAATCGTTTTACAACTCCTTCGATTGAGCACCAATATTGATTTGAGCGACCTTTACATGCACATCTCGTCTTATATGTTCTCGTTGAGTGTCAGTATTAGGGTCATTTACATCAGCATCTGCCTCAGCGTCTGACATATACTCTTTTCCTGTCTGAGTATTAGTTAAAGTA